GCATCTGTAACTCAGTTGGTTAGAGTACCCGCCTTATATGCGGAGAGCCGAAGGTTCAAGTCCTTCCAGATGTACCAAGTCTCCATCGTCTATCGGTTAGGACTCCAGATTTTCAATCTGGCAAGACGGGTTCGATTCCCGTTGGAGATACAATACCTCTGTAGTTCAGTGGACAGAACGTTGGACTTCTAAGCCAAGCGTCGCAGGTTCGATTCCTGCCAGGGGTGCTATAATAGTAGTAAGGGTGTGGTTAGCCTATATGTGTCGGGAAACATTTATAGCCTATGTTGCAACACCACACCCTCCTAACTTTTGTAATACATAACAAACAGAAAGAGAAACTCATGAGTGAAGCAAAGTGTCCATACACTGGTAAGACATATACAACAGAGGCTAGAACAAATAAAGACTGGTGGCCTAATCAACTAGACTTATCCCCATTAAGAAAGCATTCAGAAAAGTCTGATCCTATGGGAAATGATTTTGACTATGCTAACGAGTTTAATAGTTTAGATCTTGATGCCATTAAGTATGATATCAATACTCTTCTAACTACCTCGCAAGATTGGTGGCCTGCAGATTACGGTAACTATGGCCCCTTCTTTATTCGTATGGCATGGCACTCTGCTGGTACATACAGAGTAACTGATGGTCGTGGTGGTGCTGGAGAAGGTCTACATAGATTTGCTCCACAAAACTCTTGGCCAGACAATGGTAACCTAGATAAGGCTCGCAGACTTCTGTGGCCAATCAAGCAAAAGTACGGCAAGAAGATTTCATGGGCAGACCTTATGATTCTTGCAGGTAACGTTGCTCTTGAGAACATGGGCTTTAAGACATTTGGTTTTGCTGGTGGTCGTGCAGATGTATGGGAATCAGACGATACATACTGGGGTACAGAAAAAGAGTGGCTTGCAGATAATCGTTATAGTGGAGACCGTGAGTTAGAAAATCCTCTTGCTGCAGTACAGATGGGTTTGATTTATGTAAACCCTGAAGGACCTAACGGAAATCCTGATCCAGTTCTTTCTGCACGAGACATTCGTGAAACTTTTGCTCGCATGGCGATGAATGATGAGGAAACAGTTGCACTCATTGCAGGTGGACACGCATTTGGTAAGGCACATGGTGCTGGAGATCCTTCACATGTTGGCCCTAATCCAGAGGCTGCTCAACTAGAAGACCTTGGTCTTGGATGGAAGAATTCATTTGGCAAGGGTAATGCAGAAGACACTATAACAAGTGGTATTGAGGGTGCATGGACTGCAACCCCTACTAAGTGGGACAACTCATACCTTAAGTTATTGTTTAAGTATGATTGGAAACAAACAAAGTCTCCTGCTGGTGCAACTCAATGGATTCCAACTGATGAATCTGCTGCTAATTTAGTTCCAGATGCACACATTGATGGTAAGTTCCATGCTCCAGTTATGACAACTGCAGATCTTGCATTGAGGTTTGATCCTGAGTATGAAAAGATTTCACGCAGATTCCTTGAGGACTTTGACTACTTCTCAGATCAGTTTGCTCGTGCATGGTTCAAGTTGACACATAGAGATATGGGGCCAATTGCAAGATATCTTGGCAAGGAAGTTCCATCTGAACAACTTATTTGGCAAGATCCAGTTGGCAATGTAACTAGAGATAGTCTAACGCAGGAAGATGTTGATCTAATTAAAGAAAAAATTATTTCATCTGGTCTATCTGTTTCTGATTTAGTTACAACTGCTTGGGCATCTGCATCAACATTCCGTAAAACAGATAAGCGTGGTGGTGCCAACGGTGCTCGTCTTGTACTTGCTCCTCAGAACACATGGGAAGTAAATGATCATGAGGCTATCAGTAGAGTAGTATCAGTTCTTAATGAAATTAAGAATGAGTTTGATGTTTCTTTAGCAGACTTAATTGTTTTTGCTGGATTAGTTGGTGTTCAAGTTGCTGCAGTTAATAGCGGTATTGGCATCGTAATTGGTGCAAAGTTTAGTCGTGGAGATGCAACTCAAGAGCAGACAGATGTCGAATCATTTGCAGTTCTTGAGCCAAAGTTTGATGCATTCCGAAACTATGTTCATCCAAGCATTACTGCTCCAGAAGAAGTATTACTGATAGAGAAGGCTAACCTGCTTGGACTAACACCAGTAGAAATGGTACTACTGCTTTCTGGTATGAGAATGTTAAAGGATAACAAGTTAGACAATACATACTTATCTCGACTACTTTCATTTACTAATGCTGAAGAAGCAATTGGTCTTCCTCGTGTAGATCTTATCATTCCTTCTAACTCAGAACTTAGAGCAATTGCAGAAGTATATGCATCTAACGATGCTAATGAAAAGTTTGTTCATGATTTTGTTTCAGCATGGACAAAGGTAATGAACGCAGATCTATTTATTAAGGAGAACAAGTAAATGAGAAGTGCAATATTTTATCTACTACACTCAACAGCAATTGCTGGCTTAATGATTGGCTCATATGCATATGGGTTTAAGCAAGCAGCAAGTAATGCAAAAGAAAAGATGTTTGGTTTTACCAACCGTAAGTAATTAATAGTCCTGGGTATGACTTAAAACTACCCAAATATAGATCTTATGACAGACTCTGGCTTAACTCCACCAAGCATATTGTGATATTCTCCATCAATAAGTGCAATAAAAGTTGGAACAGACTGAATTCTATACTCTCTGACTAAATCAGTTTCTACATCAACATCAACTTTTGTATACTTAATATCTGGATTATCGTTTATAAATCTTTCAATAACTGGAGCCATTTTCTTGCATGGGTTACACCACTCTGCTGTAAAATGTAATAACTCTCTCACTTACTTGCCTTGTGCTTAACCTCGTATGGTGCGATCTTGGACTTAATCCGACCATCCTTGTATAGCCTAACAATCCATCCATCTTTAATCTGAATAGGGTTAAATGCTGCAGCCTTTTTCTTTGGCATTATAGTGAGTGCCTTTCTGTTTGTACTCTTGTGTAATCTTTACCGAAATCAGCAAATAATGCTTTATCCTTTTCACGATTAACAATTCCTCGTGACCAAGAGAATCCTGCGTCTCCGCCCCATGCTAACCACATTATATATCCATTAGATGGGTTTGCTGAGTTACCCCAGTCCTTACCCTTCTTGTCTACTTCATGGCGTGAGAAGTATGAATACATTCTTTTAACGGTGCTAAGAGATAGTGATTCACCTCTTGCTAACTGCCCTGCACGAGTCCAGCCAACTGCAGTTCCTGCACCGTTAGCCTTTCCATCTTCCTTAAACTTAATTGCTCTACGAGCAGCAGATCTTGCTCCTGCTGGTGGAGAGTATCCTTCAGCCTTTGACACAGAGTCTGTTTCATATTCAACTGTGTCATCATCTTCAAATAGATCATCTGCTTTTGCAGCAGGTACACAGTTGGGAACTGGCTTACCATTTTCTCCTGGCTTCATTCCACGCTGTACATATCCATCCCAGCATGGTGCTTGCTTATTAACATTACCGCAACAGTTTGATTTCATTTCACCAGACTGACACTGTGGACATTCTTCACATGTAACATTTAGTTCTTTACACATTGGACATCCGCAACCTTCGTATGCTTTGCCAATTGATGCATCATACATTGCCATAGCAACTTCTGAATCTTCTGGCTCTTGTGGAAGTGGATCAATCGCAACCATTAGTGACATCATACATCCTGTATATAGATTAGTTGCTTCCCAGTATCCATTTTCTTCTTGTTCAAAAAGTTGAATTAGTACTGCTGGATTTTCTGCAGTCGCCTTAAGAGAATACTCTCCTCCAGGAACGCCAAGCATTCCTTCTGTCATTACATGTACTACCTGGCCAATATGGACCTCTTCATCAGACCCATGGGCTGTCATTGCGAAATCGCCTTCTTTTAGCATATAACTATTATAGCATGCCGTTTAGCCTGTTGTGGGTCCTTATTCTGTGGCAGTTGGCACAAACCACCTCACACTTTTCTATCTCTTTCTTAATAGCCTTCCATGAAAAACCATCATGGATCATCCTTGACACATTGTACTTCTTGTCTCTTATATGGTCAAAGTCTAAGATAATATGATTATTGATTCCACAATCTACACAGCCAGAATCTTCTTTTATCTTAGCCAGCATCTTCTTATACTGCTGCTTGTTATAATGGTCCAACTCTTTGTCAGTCATTGATATTATTATACCGCCAAATGTTAGGTCCCACACAAGCAATTCACCTGACTTGCGCCACGGTCTCTATCCAATGGGTAACTAATCCATCACTAAGGTCCTGTGTGGGACAACTATATTGTAGCATAAGAAATGAGCAGTTTATAGACGACTGCTCAGGTCTATTAGCCACGAAGATTCGACTCCTGCTAACTCTCCACTCGTAGGAGCATCCGTTGTAAAACCTTTTAAAGTTTCATAGCGGAATGTTTACTATTATACTACTGAATTTCAATAGTTTTTGGTAGTTTATCTTCTGGGATCTGCTTTTCAAGTCTGATATCTAAGATACCGTCCTTGAATTCAGCCCCAACAACTTCGACAAACTCAGGAAGGGTAAAGATATCAGTGAACTTACGAGCAGCAATCCCCTTGTGTAGATACTCTGCACCCTCTGGTAACTCAGCATCCTGCTTCTCGCCCTTGATTGTAAGTTTGCGATTGTCTAGCGATACTGAGACATCATCCTTAGAGAACCCAGCCAAAGCAAATGAAAGAATATACTCTTTATCATTTAGTTTGATTTGATTATAAGGTGGATAGTTTGTTGTTGTTGTTACCTTCTGTAGGTTTGAGAAGGTATTAAAAAATGGATCATTAAAAAGATCCAGTGCTGTTTTTACCATGTTATTCCCCTTTCAAGCGAATAAGTTAATTCCCCCCATGTTGGGCAGGTAACAATATTATAACATAGAAAAGCAGGCCTGTCAAGTAACAAGCCTGCTAGTCTATAGTGAGATTACTTTACTTGGTTCGTAGTCTTGCCTCCGCCAGATGACTTCTTTGCAGGAGCCTTCTTAGCAGCCTTCTTTACAACCTTTGCAGACTTAACTGCCTTATCAACCTCTTCAACTGAAGGCATTCTTCCGAATGCTGTGTCTGAAGGGTTGGCTGCTCTCAATACAACTGGCACAAGTGCACCAAGTAGTGAGTATGCTAGTGTCTGTGGATCTGTTACACCAGATGCATACAACGCTGTGGCTGCACCAAGAACTGATCTTCCGTATGACGCTAGAACTGCCTTAATTTGTTCATTCATTTTTTCCTCCTAGGATATTTGTTTCTTTGTTAGTTATATTACTAACAAATTCTTTTTGTGATTCCACATACTTTTTAATAAATGGAATTATTACAGTAGACTCTACTCTTGGAACAGCATTTATTAGTAAGTAATGTACGCCATTTTCTTCAACCATTTTTACAAACTCATGAAAACTTTCATAAGTAAAATACTCTACATCATCTAATACCTTTGAAACTTCTCCTTTTTTCCAAATAGGCCTTAAAGCATAATTAGTCAAAGACTTTAGTTCTTCTTCTGTTTCTCTAATGATTGGGGTTACGCTCATCATTATCTCTACACCATCAACATCTAATACTTTGCCTCTTCCAGATGAACTTTTATACACATCAGACCAAAATCCACGCTTCCATATGTGATATGGAAGTATAATTTTGTTATTATGTTTTTTTGCCTCATCAAACACATAACTGTTTGTTGTCGAAATATAAAAATCTAGTGGTTTTTTATTTATTTTCATATCGTTTATTGTTTTAATAAAATTAATCATATAGTTTGATTTTGATATTGAGTCTGAACTATCAACAATGTCTCCAACTATTCCCTCTATATGGCTTTCGTGATCTTTAATATACCCTGCTATAAAATTTACTTGAAGTCTTCCATCATCTATCTCATTAATAGAGTCATGTATAGTTTGAAGATATTGGGGAGATATTGTGTATGGTCTAATAGCAACTAAGTATTTTATATTTTCTGCAGGCCTAATATCTCTGGCAGTCCTTGTAAACATATCTCCTTGTGTTGCATCATAGGTAAACATAACGCCATCAAAATTATGCTTTTCTAAAAGATATGGTGTTTCTAAACTATCAGAATGATCTGTTTCAAAAACTCCACCAAAATAATAAAATTTCACTCTATTGCCTTACTATAATGTAAATCACACAAGTCAACTATTCTGCTTTCAGAATCTGCCCAAACATGTGTACTTTCTTCTTGGCACAATTCTTCTTCACAAATAAACAAGTTAAGATTCTTTGTGTGTTTTAATACTATCATTACTCTATTCTATCATAATCTTCGGGAAGCAGTTTCTTTAGTTCTTTATATGCCCCTGAAATTTTCTTCATAGAGTGATAGTGTGGATATGCAGACCCTACCTCACCATACTCATCAAAGTATGAGATCTCTGGCTCAATATCTGTAATAAATTGATTTAGTCCTTCTTGGACCTGATCTATATATTGATATGCCCAGTCACGAGAATCTGAAACAAATTTTAAAAATGCCTCATTGGATTTTTCTTCATCTGTTTTAGATTCGTCATTCATTGACTGCTGCATTAACAAAAGGTTCAGGGTGTTTGCAAGAATTGCACGATTCTTTTTAACTTGTGCCAAGTACAAAGATAAAAATAGCAGTGTAAAAAATACAAAAGTTCCAACCAAGATTGATTCAATCATAACTCTTTGCCTCCTTCTCTAACCAATAGAACAATTGCCCCATTGTCTTCTAATGCTTTCTTCACACGAATCATATACTCTATTGCCTCTCTTTTCATTTCAACTGTTGACAAAGACATAAAGTCTTTCTCTTTAGCCTTTACAGTTAAAAAATGATCATT